TCCTTTCTGAGAGCCGAGCATGGGTAATCCATGACCGTATAGCAGGCTCGCACCGCACACGCGAATAGCAGGGTCTGCAACGGAAACGTGAAACCGTTTCCCATTGTTGAGACCATGTTAAGCTTCACTTTCGAGCCGTCTGGGATGACGGCATACTCACACCGAGACGCCATCAGAGCACCCTTAAGGTACCCGTCCGGAAAATCCCGCTTAATGAGCTGAAGCCCCATGCTATCGCTCGCACTGACCAAGTCTATAGTCCCGAAGGATCCATAAACGGAGCCAATAAGAGCTAGTTCACTGTTGAGATCTGGCTGCGTCGACAGGTTAATACCCATCGACAGTACCAGTCTTTCCTCAATGAACGCACCAATAGCCTTTTGAACTATCATGTTCAGGGAAGGTTCAGTGCAGCTTGTACGCGATATCTCTGCATTCTTTGGCGCAAAGAATATCTTACCGCCCTCGACCTTAGTGAAACCAAGACTCTCAAACCGATGCCGCTCGGCATCGGCCCAAGAACCGGTTTCAACTAAGGCCGCTCGATAGAGGGCAACCAGGTATTCAGACGTATGACTGATCGTCGACTCGAAGAGTTTGACGATCTGCCATCTGGAGTCGGCCTTTTGAGCCGCTCCTGGTCCGACATCCATGTGTTCCCGGATATAATCCAGATCGAATTCCGACTGACCAAGCAGTGGAGTTAAGGCAACCCGAAGGTTGTCCCTAAAGTAGTCGTAAAAACACGACTCTGCTTCATTGTCAGCTACAAACCCAACCGGAATTTCAGGCAACCGACTATTAATCTCCTTGAATTTCTTCAAGGCGTTATCATCGGCTACTTTCGAGTTACCGTTAGGGCACAACTTCTTATAGAAGCTGTTAGCTAAGGCCAACTTGGCGACATGAGAAACGTCCATATCACTTGTGATAGGGGCACTAAGCATGTCTTGGGTCAGGCCCAGATCGGAGAGCAGTACTTGGAAAAGACCAGCGTAATCACGCATTGTGTTTCCTTTGTTCCCATAGGGATATATTACAACTGCCGGAGCGACCTTTGTATCAAAAGATACCTAGATCGTCCCAGTAGTGATGGTGTCGCCAACGGCGCTCGAGATCTGCGAAGCAGTCCCAAAAGCCGCTGACAACATCGCCCTAAGGGAGAGCGGATCGGCAAGGTCAGACCCGGCAGGAATGTCGAGTTCGATCTTGCAGATTGCAGTCTTGTAAGACTGCCCCGCCAAAGGCAACACACCTTTCCGAACAATCAGCTTATAGCTGTTCATCGGAACGGAGCGCAGCACGCCAGTCACCGGGTTCACGGGTGCCAGTGTCTTTAGGACCTTGGGCCGGAACATCGAGATGGTGAAAGGAGCAGCCACCGAGTGTGAGAGAACACCCGTTTGCGTGCCTCCAAGCGCGGAAACATAGTACTGCTTACCGTTGTTGTCGGGGTTTGAATCCGCGGCAATCGTGTAAGTAGGACTAGTGAGTCCGGTTTGGGTTGTCCCCGTGATAGGGGTACTGGGAGCGAAAGCCATTAAGGCTCCTTAAAGATAAGAACAATAAGCCACTTGTCGGCGGAATGCCGGTCTCTCGCGTTCTAATACGAGGACAGTGGTTTTACCCTTCTCCCTACTAATACCGCAGCCATGTTAGCCAGCGTCCCTGCCTCACCGAACGGATGTTCGAATGAGAGGGGAGGTAGGCCTAGTGACGATGGTATGGTTCGGGTCGTGGTTGTCCGAGTCACTTTTACTGATCCATTGCCCTTACGGACAAGAGGCCCAGTCGGATAACGTTGACTTGCAGCATATATCGGCAATGTGCTTGCCCAGTCACACCTTTGCGTATAATAGACCTCCGTCTTCTGTGTTACAGATTTGGAGATCCACGATACTCGAGATGTGTTGGTGACAGCAGCATCTAAGATATTGCTTACATTGGCAAAGTAATCCACTAGCCAGGACCAGGGTACGACCTCCCAGATCGCCGGCACCCAGCTCATAGGGGTAAACCCCAAGAGCTCGATGAGGCGTTGGTTAGAGCCGTAATCTGCAAAGATTGCTCCTTGCAGGCCGACAGTATACTGTACACGGTATGAAGTCTTAGTAAGGTAAGTGCAATAAATGCCATTACCCCCTATAGGCGACATACTTCGTGTTGCAGTCTCTGACGTGGCGGAATCAGAAGAACCTCTACCGACCGCCTTCTTTCGAAGACGGTCGGGTAGCTCTGTTTCAAGATTCCACCGGGCTAGAGCTTCGGCTACCTTCGCTGTATCGGAAATCAGCGGGGACAAACCAAATGCATACTCTAACCACGTTGACGAGACAAGTTCCGACCATTTAGTTTTTCTCGTGAGCTTAGACCCAGTTAGGCCCTGACGTGCTTTTGCAAGCATGTCGAGGCGTTTGTGAGTCAGGTCCACGATAGCCTTAAATGGATGAGAGAACTGTCTTATTACATCGCCAAACTCAGCCATCACAGCAGTGCTGTTGAGACGGCTTCGCTCCTGCTCGATCTTTTTATAGACACGAGTAAGAGCATCCGCTTCAGCCTTAGTACTGTTTGCCGATAGATGCGTTGGTGCCGGGTTTATCCTTCGAGTGAACGGATACCCAGACACGCGGCAAGCAAATTCAGTAAAAGGAG